CGATCGGCAGATACGGAATGACGCCGCCGAGGATCACCGCGGGCGGCACCGGAGGCTCGACCGGCGGCGTGCTGGTCGGCCACAGCCCGAGGTAGGCGATCGATATGGCGCCGAACCCGACGCCGAGTGTGGCGATCGCGCGCGGGTTCAGGCTCACTGGCGTTCGACGACGACCGTGCCGACACCCTCGGTCACGCTCAGCGTCCAGTCGTCTGTGCTGATCTCAGTGGCCGACTGTGTGAGCGGCAGGCCCGCCGCCAGGCCGAGGCGCTGGTACACCTCGAGCAGCTGCGTCGCCTGGTCGGTCGTGAGTCCGCCACTGCCGCCGCCGGAGTCGAAGCTGATCGCCTGCACCGGCTGCTGGTAGTTGATGCGGACGACGTAGCTGCCGGTCGTGTTCACGAACGGATCGCCACCGCCGTCCACCAGCAGCACGCCGTCGCCGACGTTCAGCGTGTGGTTGGCCTCCTGCGGCCGCAAGCGCCAGCCGTTCTGAAGGAACGCATAGACCGGAATCTTAGTGCCCGCGCTGAGGTCGATATCGTTGCCGCCGACCGTGTCCATCGCCCGCAGGTACTTCGAGTTGTCGTCCGTCAGCCACCAGTCGACCCAGCGGGACCACAGGTCGCGGACCGATAGACTCGTCGTGCCGCTCGACAGGACGATGCGCTTGTTCGGCCCATCGAACGAGATGGCCATCAGCCCCCCTTACGGGTTGACGTAGGCTCGATCCTGCTCTGCAACCAGAGAGACCGACTGGCCGACAGCCCGGGTGATCGAGTGAGTCGTGACGACGGGCTTCGCGACGCCCGGATTGCCGGCCACGATCGTCACCGCGGCATCGGTCGCCGGCGTGCGGCCGCCCTGGGCGTTCGTGTCGTAGGCGAACGTGAACGGGATCGAGGCACCACTGATCGTGCCTTCGATCAGCACCGAGGGCGAACCCGGCGTCGCATCCTCGACCGTCACGGCACCCGCCTCGCCGTAGTCATCGCCGGCGCCAGGCAGCGCGGTGAAGTACATCCGGTAGTAGCCCGTCCCGCCGGAGGTCAGGAAGCTGTTGAAGTTCAGCGAGCCGGCGGCCGTGAACGGGAAGGTCCGCTCGACGCCATTCTGGTCGGTGAAGACGATGCGGTTGATGTCGTTCGCATCGTAGTTGTCGATGAACACGCCCGTGGTCGTGTAGAGCGTGTCGCCGACGAAGCGCAGCAGCGAGTTCGCGGTCTTGCCATTGACCGTGCCGGCGCCCGAGTCGATGTCGGTGTCCTGCCGCAGCAAATACTGGATCTTGGTGTAGATCTCCTCGGCCGAGGCCCCGGCGCCGTCGATGATGATGCGGAACGGGTAATTGACGCCGCCGATGCTGCGGTTCTGGTCGCTGCCGAAGTACTCGACGTCGATCGCCGTGTAGGGCGCGTCGGCCGCCACCGTGGCGTCGTTGTCCTGGATCTTGAGGTCGGCCGCGACCGAGATCGGCAGCGAGACCTTGAACGCGCCGGTACTGGTCTCGCCGACGTCCCCGAGCACCGCGTCGTCGTAGGTGTACCCGTACTCGCGGCAGAACGCCTTGAAGTAGGTTCGCGTGTCGAAGCCGGGCGAGCCCGCCTGGTAGACCAGGATGCCCTCGTTCGGCGCGTCGTCGAAGGTGAACTCGAGCGCCGAGCCGCCCACCTGGCGCTGGTAGTAGAACTGCGCGCCGGCCGGGAACCCGGACGCCAGCGCCACGAGGCCGACGTACTGCCGGTCGAGGACGCCGCCGGAGGTGTATTCCGACCAGCCACCGTCACGAAGCATCTGGCGGGTCGCGTCATTGAGCGGGACCCAGCCGTTGAAGGTCTGGCCATCGGTGCCGAACTGGAACTGACCCGACCGCGCGTCGATGGTGTACATCGGGAACGGGTACTTGTTGTACGCCGAGCTCGTCCACAACTCGATCAGCTTCGAGTACAGCGCCTGGACGGTGACGCCGTCCTTCGCGTTCAGGTTGTTCGGGCTGCCCGCGGTCGACAGCGCGATCGTGCGCGCCGACGTGTCGAGGATCAGCTCCTGGCCGACGTTCAGCAGGTCCGGATCTGTGATCTTGGCCATCAAGGATTCTCGTAGTTGCGGTCGGCAATCTGGGCAATCGGGAGCGAGCTATCGCCCTCCGGCAGCACGTAGTTGCGGATGTAGAAGGGCACGAATCCGGTCTTGAAAACGCCGATGTCCACCGCATCGGTCGGCGACCCGGACACGAACTCGTACTCGAACTCGTAGGTCGAGCCGGCATTCGCGTCGACGTTCACCCGTTCGCTCTCGGTGCCGGCCGTGAGGATCACGACGTCCGAGCCCGGCTCGAGGCCGGTCAGCGTCAGTGTGTTGATGTCGAGCGGGTACAGGTTGGCTGCCTGGTCCGCCAGCGTCGTATTCGTGAGGATCGCGAGACCCTTGATCGCCGCCGAGGCGTTGGTCGCCGTGGCGGTGATGCGCACCTTGATTCGGAACCCGCTCGGATCGATCGTCTCGGCCGAGAGATTCGCCCCGCTGATCGTGGTCCACGAGCCGCTGAAGCCAGCGCCGGTGTCGAGGTCGTACTCGTAGGTGTACGAGCCGACCGCGCTCACCGCAATCGCAGCATTCTGGAACGCGGTGTGGCCGAGGATCCAGTATGGCCAGGTGTAGACCACCTGGTCGCCGCTGGTGCGCAGCAGCAGATCCGCCAGCCCGTTCCAGAGCGGCGTACCGGCCGTCACCTCGACATCGGCGTCGTACTTGGTGCCTGGATCGTTGAACAGCAGGCCGACAGCGCCAGTCGTGTTGGACTTGAAGTGGTCGTAGAACACCGTGCCGACGACGTTCGACATGTCGCCTTCAAATCCGGTCACGGCGTCGACGGTGCCGGAGGCGACGTGCACGCCGCGCACCAGCATCTCGTTACAGTCGGCCTCCATCTCGTCGCCGTAGTCGGTCGAGCAGTTCTCGACCGTGACGCCCTTGCAGGAGTTGATACCGAGGAAGGCCTCGGTCGCGTTCAGCGTATCGAACCACAGCCGCTGCAGCTTGATGTTCGAGCACACGCCGGCGAGCGATGCCACGTACGTCAGCCGCGATCCGCCGCTGATCTTGGCCGACGGCGAGCCCCAGCCGCGGATGGTCACGTTCGACGAGTCCACCAGGGCGAACGCGCCGACGGTCGGGAACTTGCCGCCGTTGACCAGGTTGCCAGCCCGGACGATCCAGTTGTCGACACCGGTCAGGTTCAGGCCGTTCTGGTTCTGCTCGGTCGTGCCGCGACCGGTCGGGTAGCCGTAGCGATAGTCGGCGATGTCGATGTTGTTCGACGCTGCCGTCGCGAGGATACCGCCACCGAGGCAGATCAGCGTCTCCGCCGTGATGTTGCTCGAGGTCGTCAGGCGCAGCGGATAGGACGTATTCTCGTCCGTGATGCTGAGCGCGATCTTGCACGTACCCTCGAAGGCGATGTTCTGGCTGGTCTGCAGCCAGAGAGCCTGCGCCGCCGTCGCGTCGATGCCGCCATAGAACACGCTGTCGCGGATCGTCACCCCGTTCAGCATGTCGAGGATCGTGTAGGCCATCGACGCCGCGATGCCGCCAGTGGTGTTGACCGACGGATGGCAGAAGCAGCAGTTGTCGATCAACACCGGCAGCGCGCAGCGGTCGATGAACGTGCCGGCGAGACCGATCGCCGAATCGGTCAGCGTTGCGCCATTGGTCTGGCTGAAATTGACCGCGACGCTCGAAGCGTTGAGGTGGTCGATCTCGACGTTGCAGGTCACCGCGGGCGGGATGATCGCCACATGGCTCGCGAACGTCGCGCTGTTGATCTCCGTGGTCGGTGCACCGGTCGTCGTCGTGCCCATGTGCACGTTCGGGATGCGGATGCGCGCCCCGTTTGGCGGCGCCCCGCCGTTGGTCGTCGTGCCGAACGTCAGCGTCGCGGAGCCGAAGGTCTGCTGAAAGACCTTGCCGCCCTCGAAGTGCGTGCCGAACTCTGTAAACGTGTCGTAAAAGACTGTCGATGCGCCGCTAGAGATGCGGTGCCAGATCTCGAAGATCCCCGTTCCGCTGCCGGTCTCGACCCAGACGCCATGCTGGTGCCCGGTGTGCGGCAGCGTGAATGCCTGGCTGCTCGTGCCATCGCCGACGCCGATTTCGTACCAGTCACCCGTGATGCGGATGGTGGCTCGCGCGTCTGTCGCGCCGTAGTCCTGGTCCTCGCCGTAGACGATCAGGAAGCCGACCTTCACGCTGTCGAGGTCGGCGGCCCAAGCGCCGTCGGTGATCGCGTCTGTGTCGTCCGGCGTAACCGTGCCGGCGTCCTTCGTCAGCGTCAGCACACCGGAGACGTTGTCGCCAGAGTTGAGGCGGATGACCTTGCCGGTATCGGTGCCGCCGTTCCACGAGATCGCATCGCCGACGGCAGGCAACGTGCCAGAGCCGCCCGAGTACGTGACCTCGAACGTGCGCGACCCGTCGATATGAAACGTGCCGTCGGTGATCGTGATGTCGCCGAGGATGCCCATAGCCGTCAGGTGCGGCATGGAATCCAGCGTCAACGTCGCGCCCGACTGGATCGTGAAGTCCTCGCCAGCCGCGCGCCCGGTCAGGGCATCATGGTTGGCGTCGGTGCTGACGGTCTGGTTAGCCATCAGCCTCTCGGCGAGATCACGAACGACACGATCAGCCCCTGGCGATCACGCTCGGTCACCCGAACGTCGTATGCCTGGGGCGGCTGGGCGGCCACGTATACCGGCGAGTCGACCTGCACGATCGGCGCCGGCACGTTGACCTCGACGCGCGGCGCGGCCTGCTTCGGCAGCTGCACGTTGACCTGCGGCTCGAGGTTCACGACCGGAGCCGGGACGTTCACCTCGACCGTGGGCGCCGGCTGCTGCGGCACCTGCACGTTGATCTGCGGGGCCGCCTGCTCGGGGACGTTGACCGTGACCTGGGTCTCCGGCCGCCCCTTGATGGCGCTCGCGACGTCGCCGACGCTCGAGGCGAGGTCCTGGATCTCGGTCGCGATCAGGGCCGCGTCGTTCATGCGGCGAACGGTTCTGCAAGCCTGCGCAGGAACTCGTCCTCGTCGAACGCAGCACGGGCAGGCGTCGCGCGCTCGAGCGCGGCCACTCGCACGGCCAACGCCGCGCGCTCCTCGGCCTCGTCATCTTCTTCCTCGGCGGGCTCAGCAGTCGCCGACGCCGGAGCGGGCGCCGGAGCCTTACCGAACGGATCCTCGCCGGCGTCGCGCTTCGCGAGCGCAGCCAAGCTGAAATTCTGCTGCTGCATCAGCGGGCTCTCGCCACCCTCGACCGGCGGCAGGTCGAGCCGCTGGCGGGCCTCGTTCGGCGAGTAGATCGCCCGGTTCACGCCTTCGCCGAGGGTCTTCACCATCGTCGCACTGTCCATGCGGAGCAGCTGGTCGAGGTCGAGCTCCACACCCATCAGCCGGCCGTCCTTCGGCGAGGCAAGGCCGAGGCCCTCGTCCAGGCAGAGTTCCATCTGCTCGATGAGGCTCTGCAGGCAGTCGCTGTAGTAGATCTGGTTGAGAATTTCAGCGTTCTGGTAGGTCGGCATCGAGCCGACGCCGACCTTGAACGGCGGCACGTGGAACGTGGAGCAGACGACCTCGGCGGTCATCTTGAGCTGTTCGACGATCTGCGCGTCGACCGGGTTGACCGAGAGTGCCTCGTACTTGAGGGCGTCGCCCAGGACCGCGACCTTGCCAATGTTGTCGCCGCCGTAGTTCGCCTCCCACTGCGTCTTGAGGCGCTCGGCGGTTTCCTTGCTGATCGCGCCGGGCGCGGTGAGGATGCCGCTCGGGCGGCTCATGTTCTCGAAGAACTTCGATGAGTTGTTCTGGATCGCGAGCCCCTGCTGGGCCGCGAGTCCGCAGGCGAAGATCGGCGACAGGCCGACCAACGGGTGAAAGAGGCAGTTCATGCGGTCGTGGATGATTTCGCTCGCCGGGACGACGACCTGTTCCTCGACGCCCGACAGGTTGTCGCTGTCGATGCGGTAGAAGACCTCGCCGGTGTCGGCCACCAGCGGCCAGGCGCGGTTCGGGTCGAGGAGGTACAGCGCGGTGACCAAACCGCGACCGTCACGGACCTTGAGCGCGTAGGCATTGCCCCAGGTCAGCTTCGAGAGCACCCACCATTCCTTGAACTGGATGTGGTTCTGGTAGTGGTTGGGTTTGCGCAGCACCGGCGAGAACGATGGGCTCTCGGTCTCCTGCCAGATGTTCCCCGTGGAACGCTCGACGAGCTTGATGCGCAGCTTGCCGATGTCGTTCGAGATCAGCGTGATGCAGGCATAGACCGCATGGAACGCGAGCACCGACTCGGTCGTGATCGGCGAGGCCTGCTGGAACGAGCCCGCGCGGCCGTCGTAGACGGTGAACCAGGATCCGCGGTCGAACGGCGGCGACAGGTAGCTCGCGGCTTTTGCGAGCGCCTGGCCAATCCGTTGCCTCAGCTTCACAGAATTATTCCCCCGCCTTCAGGTCGCGGCGGCGGTAGGTGCGACGGGAACGAGGCGCGGATTCGTCGGCGCTCTGCGTCTCCGTGACGGCGGCCGGCTCCGGCGCGAGCTGCTGCGCCTGGTACTCCTCGGGGCCGTACTCTACGTAGCCGATGGCCTGGAAGATCCGCAGGTTCTTGCCGGCGAGCTCGATCGGCTCGCCTGCCTTGTAGCGGCGGCCACCGATTGAAAATGCCCGGGTCGTGCGCAGTCCCATGAGTCCTCCTGAAAAGCGGGCCGGGAGTTACCCCGGCCCGCCTCAATGCCCGTGGATTACGGGCTGCCGGCCGTGCCGTAGTGCGCGTTGTTGACGTACGCGACTGCGGTGGAGCGACGCTTGGCGAAGTTGATCGGGACCAACACTCGCAGCGCCACCATGCCCGCCTGGAACATGGAGACCATGTTCGCGGACTGGGCGGTCGGCGTGTCACCTTCACCGGTGGGCGCCGTGTCCATCTCGATCGTCGCGTCGCGCGAGAGCGCCACCTCGACCCCCATCGCGCCGATGCGATAGATGTCGCTCGGCTTCAGGAGGATGAAGTGCTGCGCGCCAACGTTGTCGCCGGTCACGACCGGGTCGCCGAGCAGCGTGCCGCCGGTGGCGGTGATGCCCGGGAACTCGGACTGGCCGAGAGCGTTCGTCAGCAGCTGGATGCTCTTCGCGAGCGACGGGTTCATCAGGAACGTGAGGCCGGAGGCGTTCTTCGCGGTGATGAAGCCGCTGTAGAGCGCCTTGACGTCTGCTCGCAGCGCATCGCCGTCGATGCCCGAGGAGTTGGAGGCGGAGACACCGTTCAGGATGCCCGCCGGCGACACGCCCGCCACGGCCGCGGAGATGCCCGCGAACGTGGTGTCGATGCGCTGCACGGCGGCGTTCACGAGCGCGTCACGGATCAGCATCTCCGCCGCCGGGCTCGAGTCACGGAACAGCTCGATCGAGGCGGCCGCCAGGGCAGCCACCTTCAGCGGGGTCAGGCTGACCGAGCTGAAGTCGCCCTTGGTCACCGGGATCGGGCGGTTCTCGCCCACCCAGTAGCCCGTCGCCGCGCCGTCCTGGCCCTTGATCGCGACGTTCGCCGGCACCTCACGGAGCCCCAGGCGGTTGTAGACCGTCTGGCCGTACAGGAACTCGATGAAGTCGCCCGTGTAGCGGTTGTCCGCCGAGACGAGCTCCGCGCCCGGCTCGCCGCTGCCCGACCCGTGACCGGCCACGCCGGCGCGGATCACCTCGACGAGCTGCGGGTTGCTGCGGCCCCAGCGCTCCTGGGCGATGTCGGCCGCGCTGCGGCGCTCGGCGCCCAGGTTCTCGCTGTCGAGCTGGGAGAGCGTGCGGGCGATCACCTTGCGGGTGAAGTTCTGGCCTTTGAACTTCTCATCGGCCTCGCGGTTGACGACGATCGCCGGGGCGGTGCCGCGGGAGTCACCAGCGGCCTTCGCCGTCGGCTCCTGGCTCACGGGCTTGGCGCGGGCGCCGGTCAGCTGCTCGAGGCGACGCAGGCGCACCAGGTCGGCGTCGAGCGCCTTCATCTCGGTCTCGATGCCGTCGAAGTCCTCGGTCTCGGCCTCGTCCATCGATCGACCTTCGTCGATCGACTTGCGGGCGATCTCCTCCATCCGGGCGACCTTGGCCGCGCGGGTGTTCTCCAGATCCTTGATCTGGTCTGCAATGGTCTTCATTTCACTTACCTCGGGGAATCAGGGGGATGCCACCGCGTTTGACGGTGGTGGGGTCGCCCGAAACGCCGGGCACGAGAATGACCCCGCCGCGCGCCTGGCCAGTCGCGGCCCGCGCAGCAGAGTCGTACATCTTGATCGTCTGGATGGTGGCGTCGGCGTTGGCCGGGATCGTCACGGCGCTGAGCTCGAGCCACTCCCACTCCAGAAACTTCCAGCCGTCCCACGGGCGCTCGGCGTCGAGCGGCTCGTGCTTCAACGAGCGGAAACCGATCGAGAAGCCCTTCACGAGCTTCGCCTTGATCTGCTTCCAGGCGGTTTCGACGTAGTCGAGGCCGCTGTCCTTGGCAATGCGCGCCTTGACCGTGATCCGCTTGCCGGTGACCGAGGCCTCGAACACCTCTCCGATCGGCGAGTCTTGGCGGTGCTGGTGCAGCAGCGGCAACGGCAACGCGAACTTGGCACCGGACGGCACCACGACGTCGCTCATGCGGTCGGCGCTGATGCTCGAGGCGACGCCGGTGACGATGCGCTCCTCGGCGTCGTCGATCGCCTTCACTTCGAACTGGCTGTATGCGCGATCCATCGGGTTACCTCAGAGAAACAGCATTTCGTACTTGGCGCCGTGCGGGCTCTTGAACTTTTCCGCACAGCGGATCGCCATCGCGAGCGCCACGATCCCGTCGATTCGACCGCGGGACTTGCGCTTGTCGAACTTCTTCTCCTCGGCCGGGCCCGAGGTGATCACGGCATTCGCCGAGCACATGGTCAGCACCGGGTTGCGGTGCACCTGCAGCGTCTTGTTGGTGACGACGGTGCTCAGTGCCTCGACCGTCGGCGTCATGTCGCGGAACCCCTGGCCGTGGTTGACCAGCAGCAGGCCGGTGGCCTTGCGCAGTTCCTCCTCCTGGGTGTCGAGGCTGACGACCGTGTAGTCGAACCCGGCGTCATCGAGATCGCGTTGCAGGTCAGAGATCCGATAGCGGTCGAACGCCACGGCCTCAAGGCCGTAGTGCTCGCGGAAGTCGATCAGCCGGCGCGCGACGTACTCGTACTCGACCGTGGCCCCGGGCGTCGCCTCGAGGTGCCCCTGGTCGCGCCAGACGGTGTACGGGACGCGGTCGCGCTCTTCGCGCTGCCGCAGCCCCTCCTCCGGCGCCCAGAACCAGACGAAGGCATCGAAGCCGGTGCCGTCTGGGCGCGCAAACACGAGCGCGAGCGACGTGAGGTCGTTCCTGGCCGAGAGGTCGAGCCCGGCCCAGCAGCGCGAGCCGCGGTACTGCGCGAGGTCCGGCTCGCCCTCGCAGGCGCGCCAGGCGTCGCCGTCGATCCAGGGCGTCGCCGCGTCCACCCACTCGCAGAAGTTGAGCCTGCGCACCTTCGAGGCGTACGCCGGCATTCCCTCGGCCTTCTTGACCTGCTCGCTCAGGTACTTCGCGGTGACCGAAACGCCGTAGTTCGGGTTCGCCTTCTCCCAGACGAGCTCGTCGCGCCAGTCGTCGCCGCGATCGAGGCCGCAGACGTAGGCGAACCAGGCATCGTCGTCGACCCGCCCGTCGAGCACGCGCTGCGAGTACTCGTGGTGCTGGTAGCAG